TGAAGGCGGGGCTCCTTCTACAGACAATTATCAAATTTTTACTAACGGTATAACTGTTGCACAATGTTCTGAAAATTTTAATACAACCTCCTTGGGACAAACAGTTTCACCATTTCCATCTAACATTGCATTGACTGGAGTAGATGGTGTTGTAAATTTAAACTCTTACGCTCTGGGAATACAGAGTGGGTATTATTTAGTAAACAATAATAGCCTAACTGCTAAAAATTCAAGTATTCCCATGGTGTATGGATCAGACAGCATTACAAAAATTATTCCGAATACTAATAATCCATCTTTAATAATTCCGGGATTTGGCTTTTTAAACGAAACAGGAAGATATAAAGAATATACAGTAGAAATGTGGATGAGAATTAATTGTGATTCAAATACCGCATTAAGAATTTTTGGTCCAATTGGGTCAACAGACGGAATATATGTAGAAGATGGATTTATAACGCTTGTTGTTGGAAAATATTTTGCTTCTCATTATGTGGGAGAGTGGTATAGGCCAATGCTAGTTCAAATAAAACTTTCTACTAACAACGCTTCTTTATTAATTAATGGTGAGCAAGTTATTTCATTAAATCTTGATATGTCAAGTATAGATTTGCCATTAGAGTTTGATGAGTCTGATAAAGAGTTAGACTGGCTAGGATTTTATTCCTATGATAATACTAGTCCATACGAAATAGACTGTATTGCTATTTATTCATATTTAGTAGCAGATCTTGTAGCAAAAAAAAGATGGGTATATGGACAAGCCGTCGTCTCTCCTGAAACAATCAATTCAGCCTATGGGGCAACATCAGCATATATAGATTATCCTTTTGCAGAATATTCAGCAAATTATACATATCCAAATATGGGAAAATGGGCTCAGGCAACAACAGATAATCTTTTTATTACAGAAAAAACAATGTCGCTTGCAAAATACAACTTGCCAACAATTTTTTTAGATGATTATACAAATGAAAAATTTATAAATGACAATTATTTAATACAAGATGAACCTGTTAATTATTTTACATTTAGGCCAAATGAAGATTGGGACAATAAAAAAACATATGCATATTTTGATAATTTTTCTATAATTAAAGAAGATATTCACGGACTTGTTAGCGTTATAAAATTTGACGAAGCATCAGAAGATATTCAGACAATATTTCAAATTTATAACATTGACAATGGAAACTATTTTAAAACAACATTAGAAGATGATGTAATAAAGTATTATTTTTCATATAACAATAATGTAACAACGCTAAGTGAAAGTGCGTCAATATTGCCAGATACATATTTACCAGTTGGATTTAAGTTAACAAAAATGATCGAGCATTTTGGTTCTAATCTGTCAGCATTTTTTGGAAGTAGAAATAGATTAAGGATTTATTTGGGTGCAAACAGCAATGGTCTTGAAAACTTTAGGGGTAAATTTTATAAATTTCATATTTTTAGTAATTACAACTCTAGTTTGGTTACTGATCTATTTACCTCAAATGGTTTAGCAGATATAACTACAGGAAATAGTTTTATGTCTCACACATCTACATATACCTTGATTTCTGAATTGAGATATGATAAGTTTTATTTAGACACAGCATCTGCTGGATATTGGGAAGATTACATTCCTTTATCGTATTTTGGATCATATATTAATGACCTTAATGGTGAAAAATACTACGATCTTGATTTATTACAATTTAACATAGACTATCCTTCCCCTACAGTTATTTATTCCACAGAACAAGAAGCAGACTGGGAGTACAATGATTTGGAACTTACTTATGATCATACCGTCCAAAGATCATATAATCAATTAGACAATGCTTTATTTTCTGGCTGGGAAAACTATGAAGATATTGAACAAAAATCTGTTAAGTCATATTTTTATAATACAGACAACTCTGCAGTTAAAAGTTATATAAGCATTCAGTATATTGCAAATGGTGCCAATAAAAACTTAAATGATTTTTCTATTATTGAGCCACTAAGAAATGACAAAATATTAAACATATCAAACTATTCAAATTGGCAAAATACAGTTTTTGAAGTTGCAGACAATACAATTATCTATCCCCCAACAGGAGTAGATTTTAATTTATTAGCAGTTGTTGTGCATTTGGTTTTTAATTTAAAGGGAACTCAAAATAAAAACATAGGGTTAAAAAAATTAGAAATTGCTTCACAGGCATTTGATCATAATAGTGCAACAAAAATTGGAACAAGGTTTGGAACCCCAATATACCCATATAAAAAATCTGGAATATATTATGATTATAAGGCAAAAAATCCTATTAGTATTTTTAAAGAAAGTGTTCCCTATTTATACTCAACAAGAAAAAGCGGAATAGAAATAAGAGGATCGTTTCACCCATATGTAAATAGAGGTATCGGAATTCCAATAAATAGAAGCCTTTCAAATAGTTATAGAGTAACTGCTTTGCAGATGTGGCTAAGGTACGACTTTGACAAGTTTACTTATGGGGCAACACAAGTTTTTGAATTAGAGCACAAAAACGACACAATTCAATTTTTTGTTTCTGCGGTCAGCGAAAAAGGCGATAGGGGTAAATTGTTTGCTGTTAATAAATCAACTGGACAACAGGTAAATGGTCTTGCATTTTATATTAACGGAGGCTTAGTAAAAGATCCAGTCTTGGAGGCAAAAGAGTGGTCTGTTGTTGGAGTTTCTTTTGCAAATAGTATTAATATGGACAATTTCTTAGGGTATATAAATTTAAATGGTCCTTTTGTTTTTAACAATATTACTAATTATCAATCTACTGCTTTACAGGACATTCAGAGCAAAGTTTATCGACCTTGGCTTAGAGTAAAAAATAGTGGGGTATCAGATTTATATTGGACATACTGGTATACATCTTATAATTGGGACGGGGTTTTAGTTCTATCTTCTTCAGAATTATACGGAGTAAATCCAGCAACCGTATACGAGACCTACATTGGTAGAAATAAGTTTATAATTGATAGCAATACACAAGAAAGTCTTAATTTTACAGCAGACTCTGTAAAAATATATTCAGACACATCTTGGCAAACACAGACCGTCATACCAGTCTAATATGGTATACTGATGGTTATGAATCAGCGACCAAACAAAAAAAATAGCAAACCTAGACCTAAAATGAAAGGTCAGGTTGGAGAATCTCGTATAAAGGTAATTGAAAAAAACTATAACTGGGGGCTTTATGTTTATAAAAAAGCAAACGGAAAATGGTTTACTGACGGGACTGGGTCAGTTCTTAATGTTCCATCCATGAAAGGTGACATATCTAAAATCTCAGAGTTAACTCAGGCAGCAAAATATTACGGAGATCCTGGTGATGGACAATGTGTTTTTGTTCCTGGTTTAAATAGGGTTACTGAAGAAGAGTATTCAGAACAAAAAGATAGAATGTCACAAGGTTTAATTCCAAACATGAATGATTTGGGTGCAGTTCATGCAGCACAACAAACTGTAAAGAAATGGGGATCTGACGACTAATGAGTGAAGAAAAAGAATATAGAGTATCAGCAAGAATTGATGAGCCAATTGATGCAGAGGCTCAATTTAAAAAAAGCGATCCTTTTAATAAAACTTGGGATGAGTTAAAAAACTTATCTGGCCTAGATAATAACTTTAAACGTCGTGCATCAAGAATGTCAAAGGTAGAAGCATCTCCTGCATACATGGATAGTGCTAATGCTGTTAGTTCTGGTATTAATGGTGCTCAGTCAAAAGAAATTAATCCAGGAACACTATATAGAAATGCATATGGTTTGTTTGATGTTATTACACCGCCATGGAATGTTTATGAGTTAGCAAACTATTATGATACATCATTTGCTAACCACGCTGCAATTGATGCAAAAGTAGAAAATATAGTTGGCTTAGGATATAGGTTTGAAATATCCCCTAGAACAATGTTAAAGTTAGAATCTTCTATTGACAGTTCAGCAACTGATCGTGCTCGTAAAAGAATTGAAAGATCAAAAATTGAACTAACTGACTGGTTAGAAAGTTTAAACACAGATGATTCATTTACAACAACCATGGAAAAAGTTTATACAGATGTTCAAGCAACTGGAAACGGTTATTTAGAAATTGGAAGAACTATAAGAGGAGAAATTGGATATGTTGGGCATATCCCAGCAACGACTATGCGTGTGCGTCGCATGCGTGATGGATTTGTTCAAATTATTGCAAACAAAGTGGTCTATTTTAGAAATTTTGGGGCTAAGAATCCTAATCCAGTTACAGCAGATAATCGTCCAAATGAAATCATTCATTTTAAACAATACTCACCACTAAATACATTTTATGGAGTACCAGATATTATTTCTGCTATATCTTCATTACATGGGGACCAATTAGCATCTCAATATAATATTGATTACTTTTCTAATAAGGCTGTTCCACGATACGCAGTTACATTAAAGGGCGCAAAACTTTCTGCAGATGCTGAAGACAAAATGTTTAGATTTTTACAAACAAGTCTAAAAGGCCAATCTCATAGAACATTGTACATACCACTTCCTGGAGATAGCGATACAAATAAAGTTGAATTTAATATGGAGCCAATTGAAAATGGCATCCAGGATGGTTCTTTTAAAGAATACAGAAAACAAAATCGTGATGATATTTTAGTTGCACATCAAGTGCCACTGTCTAAATTAGGTGGCTCTGACTCATCAGCAATCGCAGCAGCCTTGGCACAAGATCGTACATTCAAAGAGCAGGTTGCAAGACCAGCACAGCGTCAATTAGAAAAAATGATTAACAAAGTTATTCGTGAAAAGACAGATATTCTAGAATTTAAATTTAACGAATTAACTCTCACAGATGAAATTGCTCAATCACAAATTCTTGAGAGATACGTAAAGACTCAAGTTATGCTTCCTAATGAAGCCAGACAGCAATTAGGATTGCCACAGGCTCCACATGGAGATGAGCCTTTTCAACTAAAACCACAAGACGCAGCAAATGAAACTGCTAATAGACAAAGGGATTCTGAAAGAACAAATAGTCAATCTGACGGGGCAGCAACAGTGTCAGGAAGAAATCCAAAGGGTGAAGGCAGATCGTCTCAATAACTGAGATATCGTAAAAAAGTGCCCTATAATATATACTAGTATGACTATATCTAAAGCCCAATGGAATACTGAGGGCGAACAACTTCGCCTTTCAATGCCTTTTAGCAAGGTAGATAAAGAGAGACGCACCGTCTCAGGATTTGCCACACTAGATAACGTTGATAAGCAAGATGATATTGTTACAACAGAGGCAAGTTTAAAAGCATTTAAAAAGTTTCGTGGAAATATTCGTGAAATGCATCAGCCATCCGCTGTAGGAAAAATGGTTTCATTTAAAGAGGATAAATATTATGATGCAGATTCAGAAACAATGTATAGCGGAGTTTTAGTTTCTGCATATATATCAAAAGGTGCACAAGATGCATGGGAAAAGGTTTTAGACGGAACATATACAGGTTTTTCAATTGGTGGAAGAATGAATAAGTGGGACCAAGCATATGATGATCAAGTACAAAAACAAATTAGAGTTATTAAAGATTATGATTTAGTAGAACTATCATTAGTAGATAGTCCAGCCAACCAATTTGCAAATATTGTATCTGTAGAAAAGGTAGACGGTGTAGATATTGTAAAAGGTATGGAAACAGCAATTGAAAATGTTTTCTGGGATAAAGAATCTGGGATTGTTATGATTTCAGAAAATGAATCAGAGGTAAGCCCTACATCTGGAATCCAAATGCAAAATATAGGTTTCGTTGAAAAAACAGACAACGAGAAAACAAGCATGATAAAATTCTTAGTCGAAAGTGCTAAAGGCACAAGTATTTCTAAGATAGACAAGGAGGAAAATCCTATGGCAAAAACAACAAAGAAAGAAGTAACAGAGATCGTTGAGAAATCTGATGCTATTGTTGAAGATGTTCAGGTCGCTCCGCAGGCAGATGCCTTAGTCGAAACTGCTGAAGTTGCAAAATCAGAAGATATTGCAGCAGAAGTAATTTCAACAACCGAGCAGGCTGTAGTAGCAGAAGTAACTAAGGCAGAAGAGCCAGTGGTTGCAGAAGTTGCTAAGTCTGAAGAGGTAGTTGCTGAAGTTAAGACTGAAGAGGTATCTAAGTCGGATGAAGTAATTGCAGAAGCAGTTACAGAAATCAAAAATACTCTCACATCAGCCTTTAGCGATCTAGTTGCAACCGTTAAGTCTCTACAAGAGCAGGTTAATGCAATTACAAAGTCAGTTGATGCAGTATCACAAGATGTTGCTGCAGCAAAAGACGAATTTAGTGAGTTTGGAAAGCGTGTTGACGCTGTTGAAGCAGACACAGCATTCCGAAAATCTGGCGATCTCGGTGAGATTGTTCAAGAGCAACCAGAAATGGTTGAGAAATCCCTATGGGGCGGTCGTTTCCTCAAAACAGCCGACTTATTTCGATAAGTTTAAATCACTAGGAGGTGTAATAATGTCGGAAGAAATCAAGAAAAATCAGCCAGGTACTAGTGGCAACATTGGTGGAACTGCTCCAGGCCTTTACCAAGGTCAAGGTGCATTCGCATCAGGTTCAGATGCTGCAGCAAACGTGCCAGGCAATTACTCCGATGGTGGTGTAATTGGAAATATTCCAACTGCACTGTCAGGAGTGACAACAGGTCCAAACGCAGTTAACCCTTCAGGTGATGCTGGTAGCGGTATTCTTCGTCCAGAACAAGCACGTCGGTTTATCGACTATGTTTGGGACGCAACAGTACTTGCACAGGATGGCCGTCGTGTAACAATGCGTGCTAACACAATGGAACTTGAAAAAGTTAACGTTGGTGAGCGTGTAATTCGTGCTGCTTCACAAGCAGTTGGTGACTACACCAACGCTGGAGCAACATTCAGCAAGGTAGAACTTACAACCAAGAAGATTCGTCTAGATTGGGAAGTTTCTGCAGAAGCACTAGAAGATAACATCGAAGGTGCTGCACTTGAAGATCATATCGTTCGCTTAATGACAAATGCATTTGGTAACGATATTGAAGATCTAGCCATTAACGGTGACGGATCAACAGGATCATTCCTTTCAATCATGGAAGGTTTCGTTCACAAAGTACAAAACGATGGAGATGCTCACGAAGCAGAAGTAACAGTTACTGATAATGCGTGGACAACTCCAGTTATGCAAGACATCATTCTAGCAATGCCACGTAAGTATCGTGCTATCAAGCAGAACTTAAAGTTCTATGCTGGTACAGATGCTTTCCAAGGTATCGTTAAGAACAATGGTACTCTTGCAGATGCTGTTGCTGAGGCTTTTGCTGGTCAAGTACCAGGAAGCACACAAGCAAATCGTCAAAATTACTTAGATGGTATGGGTCAAACATTCGGTGGAGCACGTACAACTCGTGTTCTAGGTGTTGACGTTCAAGAAGTTCCTTACTACCCAGCAGGATATGTTGATTTGACATTCCCTGCTAACCGTGTATGGGGTTTCCAAAGAGACATCACAGTAAACCGTGAGTACCAACCAAAGAAGGACACTGTAGAATATACAGTATTCGTTCGTTTTGGTATTCAATGGGAAGAGCAGGATGCAATTGCATTCGCTGATGCTGCTTCAGATTCCTAATCTGTAAACAGTTTTTTGGGGGATAAGAGTTAATTCTCTTGTCCCCCTTTCCAATTTATAATGATATAATACAACAAGGAGGATACTATGTCTGATGTTAAACAAAATAATAAACAAGCCCTTGGATCAGTTGGTAACGGCATATTTGGCACTGTTACTGTATCTTCAGAGTCGTTCTCAGAAACAACAGAAAAAAAAGAAAAAGTTATAAAAGAGACTGTAGCAGTATATTCTCCTAAAAATATATATTGGTCAGGCGTTGGAAAAGTATTAAAAGGATATAATATAGTAGAAAAGCACAATGCTGAAAAATGGCTAACAAAGCCAGGAATGAGAATTGCTGACCCAGAAGAGGTAGCGAAGGAATATGGTTTATAAATGGATATATTAAGAGTACCTACATACCCAAAGGTAACTACCTGGGATGTACCAGAAGCAAGCACTAACTATACTATTTACGTTGAAGATTTGGTTGATCACGCAATTGTAAGTTCTAACGTAGTATCAAATTCAAGTTCTCAGGTTACCTATAGTTTTGCTCAGTCTGAACTACTTTTAGACAGAAAGTTTTTATTTCAAATTTTAGATGAAGATGAAAATATTGTTGTAGAGGATAATGTTGATATAATAAGACCATATGTAAATCCAAACTCTCTTGGTTCAACAGCATCAGAAGTAGCAGAATATAAACAACTAGAAATGGTCGCAAGATCAATAATTGACACTATTGTTGCTGATGGTTTTTATAACTCAAAACAAGTTGTAGAGGGCGTAGGACAAGGATCTGACTACTTTAGTATTTGGAAAGATTTTAACAAGGTATTAAAGGTTTACGAAAATAATATATTAGTCTATGATTTTGAAACACCAGATGATAATGAATATATTTGGAATTCTACAGCAGATAATTCTGGAATTAAAAGATATGTTGCAGATGAATATAATAGAGTTGAGCAAGGCGCAATAGTTTTACCACCAGCATATGGAGATTTAGGATCTGTTGGAACAGGAAGAGTTGTTGATTTTCCAAGAGGATATGACTATATATTTATTTTAGATGCTGGATATAAAACAGTACCAGCAGATGTAGAATATGCAACTACCTTATTAATAGAAGATTTAAAATGTGGAAAATTAGATTACTATAAAAGATATGTAACGTCATATAACACAGATCAATATAAAATTGAATTTGATAAAAGGGTTTTAGAAGGAACTGGAAATATGATAGTCGATAAAATTTTGGACAAATACTTAAAAAATATTATTAGGCCAGGTGTGATTTAATGATATGCGAACCAAACGATTTTATACATCCGATGTGTGCAGACATCTATTATGCAATACCAAGTCAAGGTAGTTTTGGAGAAATAAAAAAAGAATGGTTATTAGATAGAACAATTGCATGTAACGCTGCACCATCTGCTAGGAAAAATATTGAAGAGTTAGATCCAAAAATGATTTCTCAACTTAGCAACAAACTAAATGCAAGGTCATTGACAGATTTAAGAACTTCATCTTTAGATAAAAATTATGCCATAACTGATATTTTAATTACTAACATAAGGGATAAGCATGGCAATATGATATATAAAGAAACTGCTGGTATTCGTTCTGGCAAAGGAACAATATATGAAATTGCAACAATTCAGCCATTTGTTGGACCATTTGGAAATGTAGAGTCATATCAAATGGTTTGGAGACGCACTGATAGCCAAGCCTCGGTAGAATAATGTTAGTTAAATTAAACACAAAACTTTTTCAAAAACAGTTGGACAACATGATTGATTATTCATTTGGATTTTTAGAGGGTGCTGAATCTGGTAAAAAAATATTTTTAGATAATCTTGCAAGAGGAACTGTTGAAGCATTAAAATTATATATAGATGCTATGGCAAGAAGCAATCCACAGGCATTACATCATGTATACGAATGGTACCAAGCAGGAAACAGAGGGCAGCGTTTATTTGATATTGAGTATAGAGTAACAAGTTTAGGAATATCAATTACCTCTAATTTTAGACAGTCACAATCTGTTCAGTCTGGATCTTATGAACCATTTTATAATAAAGCAAAAATTATGGAAGAGGGCGTCCCAGTTATTATAAAACCAAAAGGAAATAATGCTCTTGTATTTAATGATAACGGAACTACCGTGTTTACTAAAAAAACTATAGTAAATAATTTTCCTGGAGGTAGAGACGTTAAAGGATCTTATGAAAAAGTATTTGATGGCTTTATGAACACATATTTTGCCCAATCATTTTTAACAGCAACAGGTCTTTATCAATATTTAGACAACCCTAAAATATATAAGAAAAATTTTGCAGCAGGAATTAAAGGTGGTAGGGCAGTAGGAAAGGCAACAGGGTTTAAATGGATGGTCGATGCAAAAGTTGAGGTAGAATAGATACATGGTAAAGGCTAGAGACGTGTTTGATTTTCCGGCATCATATATTAATGAATATTTATATGAGCAGTTAAGTAAATATGAAGATATAAATATGGCACAATCTGATAATGGCATTATCCCATTTTTCCCTGCAGCACAAGCGGTAAATGTTTCTGAAATATATGATCAACTACAATTATCATCAGTACAAAAATTACCAGCAGTTATATTTTATGATCGAATGATTAGGCTAAGAAATAATTCTTTTCCTATTGGAAAAAGAGAACAAGTTTTATATACAGTCTATGGAGATATAGAAAATTGTACAAATATTGGAAGTGTTATTTTTCAAACATTAGATAGAGAAGATTATTCTGCTCAAGATCTAAATAAATGGGTAACTGAAAATAAAACAAACCTGCTTGCTAAGGGTTACCCAGTTAAATCTTTTTTTAGAAGTATGAAGGTATTTCAGGCAGACGAATCACAAGACTTGGTCGAGTTAGATGAGTACAGAAGAGGTAGTGTTCATAAGTATATAGTTGAATATGACTACCACCTTAAGGATAACCCCGAATTTCTTGAGTTTGATAGGCCACTACATCCACAGTGGCCACAGTAATAATCACAATAAAAGGCTGTATAATTATGGCGAGGAAACAAATCGTCCATATACTAACCAACAAAGAGGTGAAATAAATGGCATATACAAGAGGTACATCTAGCGATATTATCGTTGGCGCTGCTGCACTGTTTACAGCAGATAGTACATTGACACCAGGTACTGTTCCTGCGTTCGTATCAACACAGTCTTATAAAGAGACTTTGTCTAACACAGCAAATATTGCTGCTGGTATTGAGAACGTTGGTTATACAAGTAATGGTATTGAAATCACATTCCAACCTGATTTCGGTGAGGTACAAGTAGATCAGATTCTTGACGTTGCTAAACTGTACAAACAAGGTATGCAGGTAACTCTTGCTACTTCTTTTGCAGAAGCAACTCTAGAAAATCTATTGTTCTCAATCGCAGGACAGAGTGATGATCTTTCAGGAAACAAAACACAATCAGCAGGTCGTACATTAGATCTCTCTTCTGGAGATATCGGTGAATGTCCAGTAGAGCGTGCATTGATCGCAGTAGGTCCAGGAACTGGTGACTGCGAAGATTCATCTAGTGTTGAGCGTGTTTATGTTGCATACCGTGCACTTTCTATTGAAAATGTTACAGTATCAGCAAAGCGTGACACAGCAACAATGTTCGATGTTACATTCCGTCTTCTACCAGAAGACACATCTGGATCTTACGGAAAGATTATTGACCGTACAGTTCAGGCTTCATAAAAAACTTAATAAAGAAAATAAAGGCCCACTGGTTAAACTGGTGGGTCTTTTTTGATATAATGGAATAATGGCAAACACCGTTTATGACATTAAAAATGTATATACTGTTAATAATTTTGAAATAGAAATTAGCCCTTTAAAAATAAAATATTTAAGGGAGTTTATGGACATATTTCAATCAATTAAAAATACCAGTAGTGATGAAGATGCTACAGAAGTTCTTGTTGAATGTATTAGAATATGCATGAAACAGTTTCATCCTGATTGGTCTAAAAACAAAAAAGATGTAGAAGACAATTTTGATCTACCTACAATATTTGAAATATTAGATGTTGCAGCAGGCATTAAGGTTAACAAAGATTCAAAAGAATCTGTAGCAAAAAACGTTACAGAGGATAAATCAGTTTGGGCAGATCTTGATTTAGTTAAGTTAGAGTCAGAGGCATTTTTATTAGGAATCTGGAAAGATTATAATGAATTAGAAACCTCAATATCCATGCCAGAGTTAATGGCTATTATTCAGTCAAAAAGAGAAGTGGACAATGAAGAAAGGAAATTTCTCGCTGCTATCCAGGGAATTGACTTAGATAAAAATAAGCCAAAAGAAGAAGACGCATGGACCAAGTTAAAAAATAAAGTGTTTAATGGCGGTAGACAAGATAACGATATTCTTTCCTATAAAGGTGATAAAGCCAGAAGAGCAGGCTTCGGTATTGGTATGGGATTAGACTACGAAAATCTAAATTAACCTCTAAAAAAAAATGGTTTTTGTGATATAATTAAGTTCAACCTAAACAGGAAGGGAAGTATATGCCAACAGCAAAATCAGATGGAACCGAACTTGTATTAATGGATGGAACTAAGATTAGTGTTAGACCACTAAAACTTTCACTATTAAGACCGTTCATGAAAAAATTTGAGCAGGTAGCAGCAGTAGCAGAAGACAATGATAAGTCTATGACACTACTTCTAGAATGTGCTCAGATTGCAATGGAGCAATTTAGTCCTGAATTATCTAAGGACATTGATAAGTTAGAAGAGATCTTAGATCTTCCAACAACTTACAAAATTATTGAAGCAGCATCTGGAATTAAATTAGCAGACGCAAATGCTCTTTTAAATACAGTTCTTGCAAATAACTAATAAATAAACGGGGTGTAAATGAATGGCTGATGTAAACGCTAAGATTGGCGTAAGCATTGATGCATCCGCCGCTCTAGCAGAACTCAAAAGTTTACAGAGGCAATTATCAGCCTTTCATTCATCCTTAGCAAAAGGTAGTGCAGCATCTGTTGCAGCACAAAAAAATCTATCCACTAATCTTTTAAATTCAATTAATGCTACGGGCAAATTTACTGCCCAAATGGGATTAGTAAGAAGTTCTACAGAATCATTTACTCATTCGCTTGAAAAGAATAAACTTTCAATGCGTGAGTATTTCCGTTACGCAGGCGGATCTACTAAAACTTTTGGAAAATTATTTAAACAAGAATTTAACACTATTGGCAAAGTTGCTGAAGAACGTGTTAAGAAGATGCAAACCCAATATATTAAAATGGGTCGTGACGCATCTGGTGCTATCAAAGCAATGTCTATTACTCCAAGAACATTGGATATGAATGACTATGCAACTAAGACAGCATTAGCAGCACAGAAACAAGCACTATTCAATCAACTATTAAAGCAGGGATCTACAAACCTTTTAAATTTTGGTAAGAATACTCAGTGGGCTGGACGTCAATTAATGGTAGGTTTTACAATACCACTTGCGTACTTTGGAACAGCAGCATCAAAGACATTCATGGATCTTGAAGCACAGGCTATTAAATTTAAACGTGTTTATGGAGATATTTTTACAACTGCAGATGAAACTAATAAAGCATTAAAAGAAATACAACTTCTTGCTGAAGGTTTTACTAAATATGGTGTTGCAGTTACTAAAACTATGGAGATGGCTGCTCAAGCAGCAGCAATGGGTAAAACTGGAGCAGACCTTACTGCACAAGTATCAGAGGCAACAAGGTTAGCAATTCTTGGTGGAGTAGAACAAACACAAGCATTAGAAACAACTATTTCTGTTACAAATGCTTTTGGTGTAGCAGCAGATGATTTAAAAAATAAAATTAATTTCCTTAACGCAGTTGAAAACCAGACTGTTGTATCTATTGAAGATTTAACAGAAGCAATTCCAAAAGCGGGTCCAGTTATTAAACAACTTGGTGGATCAGTAGAGGATTTAGCATTTTTCTTAACCGCCATGAAAGAGGGCGGTATTAATGCATCAGAAGGCGCTAACGCCCTAAAATCAGGTTTGGCATCGTTAATTAATCCAAGCACAAAAGCAACTGAAATGCTTGCAAAATTTGGAGTTAATATTAAAGCAATTGTTGAGGGGAACCAAGGCAATATTAGAGAAACAGTTGTAGATTTTGCTCAAGCATTAGATACACTAGATCCACTAAATCGATCCCGTGCAATTGAACAATTATTTGGTAAGTTTCAATTTTCACGTTTATCAACACTATTCCAGAATATAACAAAAGAAGGAACTCAGGCTTCTAGAGTATTAGGCCTTGCTTCGGCGTCAATCGAAGAACTTGCAATTCTGTCTGAACGAGAAATGAAAACTGTAGAAAATGCTATAGGAACTGATTTTAGAGAATCTATTGAAAAATTAAAGGTTGCCATTGCACCAATAGGAAAAACATTCTTGCAAGCCATAACTCCGATGGTAAAGGTTTTAGGATCGTTATTGGATAAATTTGATAATTTAAGTGATGGAACTAAAAAGTTTGTTGTTGTAGCAGGAACCTTAGTTGGAGTTATTGGCCCTGTATTATTAATGACATTTGGTTTAGTTTTAAATGCTACAGCAAATATAATTAAATTGTTCGGAACAATGAGGGCTGGATTTTTAAAATCTGGGGCTAGTACCAAGGTTCTGGCTGATCAAACAAATTATTTAAATTCAGAACAATTGGAGGCAGCAACAGTTGCAACTTCATTAAATCAAGCACACAACAGACTTACTCAATCATTTACAGTAGAAACAGTAGCAGTCCAAGCATTAAGAAAAGCATATATTGACGCAACAGTAGCAGCAGCAAACTTTGCTAGAACAAATCCAGGAATGATGACTCCAGGGTTTAGAGGTTTTGGTCCAAAGAAATTTGCTTCAGGAACCACTGGAGTTGTTGGCGGTACACCAGGTAAAGACTCAGTTCCTTCATTATTGATGCCAGGTGAGGCAGTTATTCCAGAGGCTATAGCGCAAGATGAAAGATTTAAACCATTGGTAGAGGCTCTTGTGACTGGAAAAATAGCACAATATGGAGATGGAACAGTATTTGCACACGCAGTAGATAAAAAAGTTCTTAGTGGGGCGGGAGTTCCAGAAAGTATTAAATCATTAGGATTCAATAGTGCAAATGCATTTACTGCAATAGGTTTTGACTTAAGTCCAGAAACTAACTCTAGATTAATAAATAGAAATGTTCCAGTTCAAGATTATTTAAATGAAATAAATAAATCTGGATCAACAAGAACAATGACTGCAAGATTGATAGATCTTGGGGTAGATCCAAAAGATGCAGTTAGGGTTACATCTCAAATAAGATCAAACCTTGCCAATTCTTTGGTAGGAATTCCTTCAGGAACAATGATTGGTGACTCAGATATTTATTCTAGAATGGGAAATCTTAAGACAGGGGTATTGGGAGGTTTAGTAAAAAAGTCAAAAGGTGGGCTATTTGGTCAGGCAATTAGATCTTTGTACTCTCCAACAGCATATAGCCCAAGAGGTCTTTCAACAATTAAAATGAACTCTAGCGTTCCTGTTTCACAGGTTATTGAAGCAGTAAAGAAAACAAGAACTTCGCAGAGTGCAATAAGTGCTTTACGCAACGTTCAGGAATTAGATCCAAACTATAGAATGCCAGTTAAATTAGACTCTGCAGGAAACATTGTTGCATTTGAAAGACCAGAAATCAGTAAGCGAACTGGTAAGATTAGCAACACAAAAGTAATTGGCGCTCTTCAGGGAAATAGATTTACAACTGCAAGATTAAGTCGTGGTGGTGGAAGAAAAATAACTCCAAGTCGTGGCGCTATGGAAATGGCAACACAGTTGTTGGTTGGCAGAGGAGAAGTAGTTCAAACTAAAGATGGCAGAATGCAAATGGTTACAAGCACAACTGGAAAACCAAAGGCTTCCCGTTCTAATGTTTTTGGTGGAGGTATATCAGATAAAAGATCATTACCACTAACAACAGTTCGTAGAGTTATTCCTAGATTCCGAGGAATGGCATTAGGGGCCCAAGACGGATATCCACAAGTTGCTGAAGGAAAATCTTTTAGTCAAACAGCCAGTGGACTTTTAGTGCCACAAAATGCTCTTGTTAATGCATTAGAAAAAAATACTGAAGCATCTGAAGATAATACAAAAAATGACAAACAGTCAAAAAGAGAAATGAAAGCCCAAAGAATGAACCGTATGACTAGCATGGCAGGTCCGTTGTCTATGGTTGCAGGAACTGCTGCAATGGCTGGTTATGCTACAGGAAATACTGGTTTAGGAAATGTTGCAATGGGAGTTTCTGGATTAGCAATGATTGCTCCAATGCTTGCAAACCCATTAGGTGCAGCAGCAGCAGGATTAACAGCATTAGCAGCATCTGTTGTTCTTATTAGAAGGGCATTTGATAAAGCACAAGATAGTGCTATGAAAATGTCTGAAGCAATGGGAAGCGGAGATAAAGCAATACAGGATCTTGCAATATTTTCAAATAGAGTAAGTGCTGGAGAAATTATGGATAGAAGAAGAAAAAATCTTATAAATCCTTTTGCAGTAGAGACTGGCAAAACAACATTTGGCGCAAACTTTGTTAAATCTGAAACAGGCAAATCTATGATATCTAATATTTCTGAATCTATTAAAACTGGTGGTACTCAATCTGCACAGGGACAATTATTAAATCAATTAGCAACTGGAATTGCTGCAGGAGCAATTAATCCAGCACAAGCCAGAAGTATTGCTGCCAACATAGCATCAGAAATAGGCGACTATTCATTTGGCATTAGTGTTAATGCAAAACTTATAGATTTATTTGGTGTTAATGGAGAAAATTTAATGAAAGATCCGTTAAAATTAAGAGTAACATTAATGGAAGAGTCACGTCAAGGTTTAGCAAAACAATCAAAACTTCTATCATCTGCTGGAGCAGGCGCCTTAACACAAACACAAGGAAAGGTTGCAGCAGGAGCATCAGTTGCTGGAGGAGCATATGTTGGCGGACTTATTGGTTCTGCAGTTCCAGTTGTTGGCACTGCTATCGGCGCTGCCGTTGGCGCAGTAGTTGCTGGTGGGGTAGCATACTTTGCTCAAAAGGGATCACAAGAAAAACTTGGTAGGGCATCTGGAGCAAATGTTGCTATGCAAAAAATGGCTTTAGAACAAAGCCAACAAATGCAAGATTCTTTAAGGCTTGAGTATGAACAAAGAATTGCTAACGCTAAGGCTGCTGGAGATACTGCAAAAGCAATTCAGTTACAAAACGAGTACCAACGAGCAAATACTACATTGGTTGAACAAAATAGCAAATTAGTTACAGACATACAGAATACATATAAAAATTCATCTGGAGCAGTTAGAGGAGCACTTGAAACTGGATTAGATAAACAAATTACTGCAAAATATAAAGATACTGCTATGGCAGATATTGCTCCTTTAGCAACAGACCTACTTAAAGATAGTCAACTTTCTAAAGAGTCTCAATTTACAATTAATATGCAACTAGCATCTGGACAAATGGATCCTATACAAATAGTTAATTTATTAGAAACTTTTGGACAAGATAAACAAGCCCTTACCAAAGTTATGAATATTATAACTAAGTTTGGTGGCACTATGGCAAATGATGTTACATCTATTATATCTTCGTTTGTAGATAAAGATGGCAAACCAATTAAAGATCTTCAAACAAAATTTATTGCAAAAATTGAATCCGCAGGAAATATTAAAGAGGCAGAAAAAATAAGAGATTTTTATGCTCAAGTATCTAAGACTGGAGAAGTATTAAACACCTCTGTTCAGGTAGATTTTTTAATGAAAAATCCTGATATTGCTAATAAATTAATGGATACTTTTAATAATATAAATAATCTTAAAGGAAAAATTAATTTTGAAGTTGCAAGTAAAATTCTTAATGCTGAACAAATTAGTGCCTTAACTGAAGATATAGATAAATTTAACGCAATTAAAACTGATGACATGAAAAAGATTTATTTACAAACCTTAGTTCAGACTATATCTACAGTTTCTCCAGATGATCCAGCACTTCAATCATGGTTAACAACAGATGCAGGAACAGCATATAAAAATTCACCACCAGGAACTCAACTTAGAGAGTATGCTCAATGGAATGCCAATCAACTTGTTGCATTAGGCGTAGCAAACACAATTCCAACTGGACCTACGGAATCACAGGGAACTGGACAACGAGATACCACATTTGACGATATTTTAATTAATCTGAAAAGAACAAGAGATGCAACAATTGACGTTACTAAAGGTGCACAAGAACTTAATAGAGTTCTTGGTGGAAATAAAGATATTAAGATATTTAATGGTATTGATCAACAATTGGCAAACCTTGGTGCAAATACAGATTTTCTTAATTGGGTTGGTGGAGCAGAAAAAGCAATTCAAAATAAATTAATTAAGGTAGCAAAAGATGGTACAGTTGCAATGACTGCTTTAGGAAATGCTGCTAAAAAAGCATTTGATGAAAAAGCACTTGGTGTATTTAATGCTGAACAAATAAATGCAATTAAAGGAGCGCAGGCACAAAGAACTGCATTTGTAAGATTAACTGCAGCAGGAGTAAGTCAAGCACAGGCCTTAGAATTAGTTGCTGATGCAAACATGGCAATGGCTATTTCACGCATAGAAGATATTACGGAATTAGAAAAGTGGATAAAAACATATAAAACTGCAAAAGATTTAATTGATAAAACAGCAAGACAAAATGACCCAATTACAGCATTCCGAAATGACATGGATAAAATTAATGAAATGCTAGATGTTCAAGAACAGCAGGCTAGGGCTAAATATCAACCAGAAATTGATAGAGTAAATGGTTTAATCGAGGCAAATGAAAAAGCAATAGAAACAAAACAACGTTATGTAGAAATTGAGTATGAAAGACCAATTCAACAACGTCAAAGCGAAATTGCAAAACTAAACCACGATCTTTCTTTAATAGAAAAAACAGCCTCAAAAATAACTGAAAAATATGATAAACAAAGAGAGGCCTTAGAGCAAGTTTATTCAATTAATTCAAGAATTGCTGATCAACAAAAGGCTAAAATTTCTCTTGCTGATGCATTAACAAGTGGTGATATTTCTCAAGCAGCACAAATAGCACAAGATATTAGAAGTCAAGAACAAAGTTACGCAAGAGAACAAAGTTTAAATGCTTTAGAGATTGCACAAAACAAAGAAATAAATGCTTTAAGGTCTGAAGGCGGTTTAACAAAACTTCAAATTGAAGAAAAAATTTATACTTTAGGAGAAGAAATATATTCCCTAGAACAAAAACAAGCAGTAGTTGCAGCAGAGATTTTAGTACTTCAAGATAAAAATTATAACTTAAAAGTTAATGAATTAGCAAAAGCACAGGCATTGCTTGATAATGAAATGAAACTTATTGAGCAACAAAGAGTAAAGTGGGAAGAGGCAGAACTTGCTCTTAGAAGTGCAGAGGTTTCAACAGATGACTATACAGAAGCCTTAAAGAGATCAGAAGAAGTTCTAAAAAGAATGGCAGCCCTATGGGCATCTATGGGAAGTAAAACATCCGCATCTTTGGAAACTATTACAGATATAGTCGGTGGCGGAACAGGCAATAACTCAGAAATTGATGGAATAAATTCAACTTATATTGATCCAAAAACTGGACACGAAATGTTAGACTTAAGTGATCCAGATAATGCTGCTTCAGCAAGATATGCAGCAATGGCAAAGGCTTATGGCTACGCATCTGGTGGATTGGTTGCTGGATCTGGAATGACAGATAGTGTTCGTGCAATGCTTACTCCAGGAGAATTTGTTGTTAATAGGGCTGCTGCACAAAAATTTGGACCACTGTTAGAAAGAATAAATGAATCTAAATACCCTGGAGATTTATCTTTTGGCGGTACCCCTACAGTAACTGGTATCAATAATAATTCAATAAATAACAACAGCACCTCAGTGTATAATTATAGTCTAAACATAGATGTAAATGGAACTTCTGCAAGTCCAGACGACATTGCTAGAACAGTAATTACACAAATTAGAAGTATGGATGCTCAAAGATTGAGGGGGAATAGATACTAATGGCCAATGCAGCATACCTAACAGGTAGACGTAAATATGCACTTCCACAAGGAATGCTTTGGTCTGAAAATTCAGGAACCTTAATCGATGGATATTACTATCCTAATGGATATGAAATTGGATCAGATTTAACTGGCGTACCCGCAAATGAACAAAATACATTTTTAATTTTATCAGACCACAATAGAGACGAATTATCTTTTAGCCAAGAAAGAATTCAAAAAAGAGAAAGAATGATTAATGGAAATATGAGAGCATACAATATAGCCGATAAAATTAGTTTATCAACCTCCTGGCAAATGTTGCCATCAACAGCATATGCAGACAATCCATCTTTTGATTCCAGCGGTTTAACAGAATTTCGTGGAACTACAGATGAATTTACTGTCGATGGCGGTGCTGGTGGATTAGAAATATTAGAGTGGTACGACAATCATAAAGGACCATTCTGGGTATATCTAGCATATGACAGATATGATGATAACACAAAATACAATCAAATTGTTCAAATGTATTTTAGAGATTTTTCTTATTCTGTAATAAAAAGAGGATCGTCAAGACACGATTTATGGAATATTAATATAACGCTAGAAGAGGTTTAAAATGTTTAGCAATAATAATCTTGTAGAATATTTAAAAACATCTAACGATATTTCTTTACAATCAGTTGTTATTGCTGAATGGAATATGAATGTCCCTGGCAATATTAAGAAAGTAGGAAATTATAGATATAGGCCAAATGATATTTCCAGTATATATAAAAATATTCCAAACACTTTTGATCCAGAAGATAGCGGAGACTATTATACAAACGCTGAACTATCTTATGAGCAAATACAAAACACATATAATACTGACAATACATTACAACTATTTCAGTCTTTAGATCAAAAAAAGTCATTGTACTATTCTTTAGAAGATTGTCTTAAACCTTTTAGACCTAGATCTGGCATAAATAAAATATCGTTTTTTGATAAAAAATACATACCAACAAACGTAATGTTTGGAAATAATGCCCCGAGATATTATATGTCATCTAGAAATGATATTTTTAAATATTGGACATCTTATAGAAAAGAAAGCGGTATTGAAAGAGGTATTGCAAACAAAGCAATAAATGGCATAAACTATATAGAAGACTCATGCCCCTTTGTAGTATACAAAGAAAGTGTTCCGTGCAACAGAATTGTTGTAAAAATACAAACCAACGTAGGACAAGATGATCCTGGAAATTTTCAAGATATTGTTGGAACAAACTCTAGTCCATTTTATGGCAATGCAAATAAAACTATTCCAAATAGATTTAAAATACAGGTTTTAAAAAATAATAATTGGATAGATATTTTAAATATTGATCAAAACAGCAAAAGATCAGATGACTCAGAAATTATTGGTCCAGACGGATATTTAGAGTTATCATATTTAAATAATGAGTGGTTTTTAAAATCTGAATCAGTTGATTATGATACTCCGTTTGTTACAAAAATTTCTGACCCAATAAAAACTACCAAAATTGATAACACATTTTTTTATAACGAATTTGACTATATTGATGGGATAAGAGTAGTAATTTTATCAATGAATAAATTTGACTCAGTTTTTGATTTAATTGAGATGTCTCCAAGACTTGCCGTAAACATTTCAAACAATGTTTTAGATTTTCAAATAACAAAGACAATGTCGGACATGTCTCAGGGCGCCATTCCAGTGGGTCAGTTACTTGCCTCTAATGGCACCGTTACTATTTTTGATGAAGAGTTGGCTTTTAATGAAAACAATGAAAATAGCATTATAAAAAACTATTTAAACAAAAATATTAAATTTGTTTTTTATGAAAATGTTTATAATGATGATTTAACCATAAATTATTTTGTGCCAATAAAAACATTATATTCAGATAATTTCCCACAGGCAACTGATGACGGATCTATAATATCAATTGAACTGCGTGATTTTTATTTTTATTTTGAATCTCAGATAGCGCCAAGAATGCTTTTAACTGATGTCTCTTTAAGTTTTGCAATATCTACCTTATTGGATTCAGTAGGATTTTCAAACTACACATTTAAAAGAATTGGTTTAGAAAAAGATCCAATTATTCCATATTTTTTTATTGCTCCAGATCAAAGTTTGGCTCAAGTTTTAAACGAATTAGCAGTGTCTACTCAAACTGCAATGTTTTTTGACGAATATAATAATTTTACTATTATGAGTAAAAATTATATAATGCCAGAAGCAGGAGAAAGAGAATCATCATTCACCTTAGTTGGCACAAATAATCAAGAAAAATTTGGTGCAATTAAAAATAAACAAATGTCTTCAGAATTGCCTAATATTATTTCTATATCTTCACAAGACAAAAAAATATATAATGATGGAAAAATAAATTACACTTCTAGATATATACAAAGATCTTACGGATCTATCAAACAAAGCACCTTAGTTGATAAAGAAAAAACCTGGATCTATAAACCAGCACTATTGTGGGAAGCATCTGGAGAAGACGTATTAAAAACAATAAACTCTCAAGTAGATAAACAATCTAGTTTTGTTCTTGGAGCAGTTCCAATTAACTCTAATTTATCATCATCTTTGCCATCAGTGTCTAATGGATCTATTATTAATAATACAGTAGACCTTGGAGAACATGTTTATTGGCTAACCAAATATAAAGGATACTTTTATTCTAATGGAGAGGTTATAAGATATGACGCTGTTCAATTTAATATAACAGGAACTGGAAATGTCTGGATATCAAACAATCAAGAATATCAAGAGTATATGGCATCACTTCCATTTAATGGCAAAATATATCCAACAGGATTAATTAGAATTTTAGCAAACCCATACTATGAGACAATTGATGGCGAAACAAAAATAAAAAATGGTCCAGTATTTGAGCATGGTAGAGGACAATTTGGGACTTTAGTTGCCGAACATACTGCTGGTATATCAAATCATTGGACACAAGATACGTATCTTCGTGGATGTAATATGAAGTCTAATTATCTATTTACAACTAGTTCAGAAATTGAATACCCTCTAAATCTTACAGAAGGTGCTGCTGGAGTTAATAATACATTGGCTAAAAAATCTTCAAGAACTGGAATAATTAAAAATTTTATGGCAAGCAATTATTTAACCGAAACAGAATTAAATAATTTACAATCAACACAAAGTGGAACAATTCAATCATCTGCACTAGTTATGTCTGGACCATCTTTTAGTTCTACAGATACTCCAATAGATTTTATATCTTATGTTTATAAACCTTTAGATAGTTCTTACAAACACTTTGGAACTAGAATGAGAATTATTGGTAGCGTAGATACAAGTGAAGATAGGCTTCAGACTCCTATTGGTAGCGTAACATATTATCAAGTTCCAACAACACAACCAAACCAAAGTTCAAATATTGGTGGTGGTTCAGGTGGATTAGGAATCATGATAAATCCAGAAACAAACAATGGATATTATTTTGAAATAGTTGCATTAACAGAAAAAAATATTGAATCATACTTAAAAATTAAATCAGATGGGTCATCTGAAAATAATATTTCAAATATTGTTTTTTATAAAATTAAAAAAGATAGTTCTGGCAATGCTATTCCAATAAAACTTTGGTCAGGACTAACTAATATTTTAGTAGATGATGGTAGATTTACTGGACAGTACAGGATGTCTGGAGAAGAAAATCCAACAGTATATGATTTGGCAATTGAATATTCTAATGTTGGAACAACAAGAAAATTTTATTTATATGTTAATAATAAATTAATTGGTATAGTTGATGACACAGACCCATTGCCAGTATACAACAATGCATCTCTTTTTGTTAGAGGATCTTCAAAATGTATGTTTGAAAATATTTATGCTTTAAATGAAAACTATTCTCAAAATACAGTATTTAATGTTGCTGATTCTATATCTTCTGTATTTGGTGCAGATCAAATTAATGCTAATTCGGCATTAAGAAAATATGCAATGAGTGGAATAGTTCAGTCCACATATTTAGGTGGCATATCTAGTTTACAGCCACCAAAATACAATATGTATTATGATGAGTTTGGTTCTATTTTTAGAGAAGTTGCATACTTCAATATTAAATATGATAAAGCATATCCAGCATTATATGCAAAAATATCTCCTACTCCAAATACAACAAAAGGATATGTTGTTTCTGGATTCCAGGCAGACTCCTATGGCGCAGAATTTTTAGTATTTAATGCAACAGATTCTGCACTTAATTTAGATGAAACTGGAGGAAACTACTTAAAAATTCAGGGAATAACATTTACACAGGATACAACATATACCGTATCTGTAGATGATTATTTTAATAAAAAATCAAACTTTGCCGAATTAGATAATCTAGATAATAATACAGTTAGATCAGAATTAGTTAATATTCAAGACTATAATTACATAAAACAAAGTAGATTAAACCATGGCATTAGTAGTTTTACTTTAGAGACTCCATATGTTCAAACACTCTCTGATGCTGAAAATATTTTAGGCTGGATTGTTAAAAAATCAATGAGACCTAAAAAACTTGTTGGTGCAGAAATATTTTCATTACCAATACTTCAATTGGGTGATATCGTTCAAATTGATTATAATAAAGACGGAGTAGATTTAGTTGCTAGTCCAGAAAAACAGTTTGTCATATATAATATGAACTATCAAAGAAATTCAAATGGCCCAAGCATGACAGTATATTTGGCGGAGGTGTAAAATGCCAGGAGAAAATTCGGGCAATATGAATACTACTAGGAAAACTCCTAGTGCATCAGCAACTGTTACAACTTCTGCTGGAAATAAATTATCTGCAAGTTCTGCAAATGTTCGTGAAGATAGAGTTTCGTATACCTCTAACTATGTTCCACCAACACCAAAAAAGGTAGTCTCTAATCCACAAACAAATAGTAAAGATTGGACATCCTACAGGGCTGAAGAAAGAGGAGATCCAGCACCATATAAGCCAGCAGATAAAATAGAAATAGTACCATTTTCTGGCACGGTTATTATTCCATCTGTTACAGCAATTCCAATAACTTTGCCACCGCCACCGCCACCACCACCCACTACTTATAAGGTAAAAGTTGCTACTCCAGAAATAATTTTATTTGATGATGAAACTTTGCCTATAGAAACATTAACAGACATCTTGTTTGAGGATATAGGTGGTCAAGAACTTTTATCTATGTCTAGACATGACATAATTAGCGGAGATTACGTTCCAAATCAATTAATTACAAATTTAACATCTTTAAATCAAGAATTCTCTTCAAAACGTTTGTTAAGTTTACAAAACACCTCAGACAAGTATTTCTCTAATTTTGGCATTAAACTAGAAAACAAAATACCTTTTGTTGGCAATGGGGTAAATGGAGAAAATGTATACTTAGATGAATCTCAAAATATTATTATTGAATTGGTTAACTTAGAAGTAGATGAACAGGTAGAGGTTCAACTAAGCATAGGTGGTACAATATATACTATAGTTCTTGGAGCGGTAGAATCATGATAACTAATACTGGAAAATATATTATTGCAAAATATTTGCTGGGACAGACCCCAGCATATGCCTCTTATATGGCCCTTGGCTGTGGCGTTAAGCCCTTAGATACATCAGATACACCATTAGACTACTCTGCAAAGCAAAACCTAGATTTTGAAATGTTTCGTATACCAATAAGTTCTAGAGGATATATTGTAGAAGATGGTCAATCAAAATTAGTCTTAACTGCAGAATTGCCAACAGAAGAAAGATATGAAATTTCTGAAGTTGGAATATATTCTGCTGGATCAAATCCCTATGCTGCGTCATACGATAGTAGAACTATCTTAACTTTTACTCAGGGAGAAAATTGGCAACACGTATCTCCAAGTGCAACTATAGACATTGAGAGAATTACACAACCATTAGACGCAACACTCTCTGATAATGTCATTGAAACTACATCAAAAATTTTTGAAACTAATGCAGACAATAAAATATTTTATAATACAAATAGAGCAGAAAGGTATGAACGCTGTAGGTATTATAATAACATTATTGCTTTACGAGGAGACTCCTCTATTATGACAACCTCTGGCGGACATTTGGTTGTAGGGGCTGATCCAGAATATATTAGAGCAACTGGAATATCTTTAGATTTTTCTAAAAATGCTCCATCAGATGAACTAAGACTTGCCTTTTCTGTAATTAACAAAGATGGAGATTCTTTATCTGTTCCAGATACAGTAAAAATTATTATTGAGTTTACCAGTAGTACTGACGCAACTAAATTTTCTAGGTTTGAAACAACTATAGCAAATGGTACTGGCTCTGGACAACATGATTTTTCAACTAATAGATATTGCGTTATAACAAAAGAAAGACAAGAACTATATACCACATCAAACTTTACTTGGACATCTGCTGATACTATTAATATTTATGCCTCAGTCGTAGATGGTGGAACTGAGTCAGATGATTTCTATGTTGTTTTAGATGCATTAAGATTTGAAAACTTAAACACACCTAATCCACTTTATGGGCTAGTAGGATATTCAGTAGTTCAAAATGATACTGCTTCAACAATTATTAAATCTCCAAATACAAGTAATTATGTAGAGTTTAAATTTGCTATCGGTGTTGGATAATGGCAGACGCTGGAATTAAACAAACTATAATAAAATCATCAGACCTTCCTCCAACACTGGGAGATAATGAAACCTTGACTTATACGTTAAGATATCGCATATTATCAGAAGATAAAAATAGATTCTCACACTGGTCTCCAATAAAACAAATAACAATAAATAATACATTTGATGAAACTGGATTTGATCCAAATAATCCAACAACTACAAGCATTCCTTACAATATTGACGTTGATAATCAATCGCATATAGTTCATATTTCATGGACAATGCCTGCCTTATTAATTGTTAATCCTACGGAAGAAGAGAAATTATTGCAAGCACAACAGGCTGCAATTACAGAGTTTGATGTTTATGTTCAATGGGAAACAGATAATGTATTAGGTGATTGGATCTGGGTTGGAAAATCTCCAAGCACTAGTTATTCTCTTTCTTATCCGCATGGATCGGGGGCACCAGACCATATTAAAGTTAGAATTCAAAAGGTAACTATAGTAAAAGGCCCATTTGATGCAGCAACATATTTAATTAGTGCTTCCGAGAACTTAAACTGATATAATAATAAGAGGAGAAAAATGTCAAAAATACCATTACCAGAAAGAGGGCAACCTTTAGATGTAACATATATCTATCAGTTAGCCGAGGCTATAAATGATGTTGCAACAGAGGTTTCTTCAACTACTTCTAATTATGCAACTGTAGATACTACTGGTTCAGATAAAGCCAATGTAAAAACTTCAGAATTAAGAGTTGTTGCTGGCCGTGTTGAAATTTTTAATAATACAACTGTAACTCCAACAACAGAAAAAGATTTCTTTTATAATTTTACGACTAACTTTAAATATGCACCAATTGTTACGGCGACTCCAGTTAACGTAGGAAATACACCAGCGGGTAAAAATGTGTCTGTAATTTTAAAAAATATTACAACTTCCCGTGTAGAAGGTAGCGTTAAATTTGGAGCCTCTGGAGATTTATCTGTATGGGTAAATCTTATTATTGTAGGTATTCCAAATTAATGATCAAATGTTTAAAATGTAAAACTAGAATGTTTATTGATAGGCAGTACACAAGGCCTGAACATCTAGAAACATTTTGTTTAAAATGTGGGACTAGAAAATTTTATAATCCACCATCAACATCAAGTGAGGGGCTATGGCTACTGCAAAAGGAAACATTGAGGGCCAAGAATACAATCAGTCCTCTGTAATAAAAGGTAGCGGTGCTGTTTGGTTTTTAAATAAAGATTTGGTTAGAATTCATCACTATAATAGATCAGATGGAACTGTTGCTCTTTATAATATTATTAAAAATAAACTTGAACTTTGTTTTATTTTAGATTTTAAAAAAAATAGAGAGAAGGCATATACTATAGCAGAAACTGCTAAACTTGTCAATAGGCATAGAAAATATATGCCAAGTTTAATAAAACGAGGAGTCATTCCGCCACCACTTGGTTGTTCTGAAAATGGAAAACGTGGATATCAAATCAGAGCATATTATTCTGAGTCGCAAGTAAAAGAGATACGTGATATACTTGCAAGTATACATATTGGCCAACCTAGAAAGGATGGATTAATTACAAACAATATGACGCCTACAAAACAAGAGTTGACAAGAAAAATGGGCGATGGTATACTTACATATACAAAAACTGAAGATGGAAGATTTATTCCTGTATGGAATGAATCAATAAGATAATTCCCTTGGGAGGGGCAAATGAATAACGAAGAAACAAAGGTAAATATTACACTAGGGTATACATTAAACCTTGGTAATTTTCAATCATTAAGGCTAGATCTTGGTGTTACTGATAGTCGTCGTGAAGGCGAAAATATTAATGATGCTTTTGAAAGAGTTTATAAATTTGTTGAAGATAAACTTACTGAAAAAGTTAACGAAGCCAAAGTAGAAATAGACGTATAATGGCTGAACGCAAAGACCGAATGGCTTTGCTAAGTAGATATAGTAAACTACACACTATAAAGTACGAAGAGAAGCCATCGTTAAATTTAAATGTTGAGCAGTGGGCTTCTGATGCTTTGATAGAATCATATGGAATAGGAAAATGTTATGACTTACTCGATTATTATTTTAGTGTTTCTCAGTCTCCTTCTTGGAATTACTTTGCGTACAATACGGAGAAAATACTTCAAGCAAGATTAGATAAAATTAAAGATGATGAAGAGCGGGCAGAGCGTAGGAAAAAGGCAAAGGAATGGTTAAGTGAATAATACAGAATCTAAACTTATAACAGCACTTCTTAAAGATAAACAAATGCATGTTCTCTTACAAGCCAATGTTGAAAATCTTTTAAGAACTCATACAGATTTATGGTTGTTTATAAGAAAATACTATGAGGCAAACAATGCAATTCCACCCGAATCATTAGTTGTTGAAAAGTTTAGAGATTTTCAAACAGTACCAGATGTTGGTGCAACTAAGTACCATTTAGAAGAATTACAGTCAGAATATTTAAATGATAGTTTAAAAGATATTTTAAGATCTGCTGCAACAGATGTTCAAGTTGGTAATGGAGATATAGCGTTAACAGATTTAATTAATAAAACATCAGAGTTAAAAAAGAATGTTGCAGCAATTAGAGATATTGATGCTACTGATTTAGATTCTGCTATTGCATACTTTACTAATGTTCAAAAAATGAAAGAGTTGGGCGCAGTTGGAATTAAAACAGGTTTGCCAGGATTTGACAATTATCTCCCGTCTGGAATTATGCCAGGACAACTTGGTGTTTTTCTTGCATACCCAGGAATTGGCAAATCTTGGCTTGCGCTTTATTTTGCGGTACAAGCATGGAAGCAAGGTAAGTCTCCATTAATAATAAGTTTAGAAATGTCGGAAGTAGAAGTTAGAAATCGTGTATATACAATTATGGGGCAAGGTGTTTGGTCACATAGAAAAATAAGCAATGGTGAAATTGAAATGGACATGCTAAAATCATGGCATGAAAAGAACTTGGCTGGAAAACCAGAGTTTCATATTATTTCAAATGATAGCGGGGGAGAAGTAAATCCTTCTGTTGTTCGTGGAAAGATTGATCAGTATAAACCAGACTTTGTTATTGTTGATTATTTACAATTAATGTCACCAAATCAAAAATCTGATAATGAGACAGTAAGAATGAAAAATCTTTCAAGAGAACTTAAACTAATGGCAATTGGTGAAGAAGTTCCAATTATTGCTATCTCATCAGCCACCCCAGACGATGTTACAAATCTTAATACAGTTCCAACACTAGGTCAAACCGCTTGGTCTAGACAAATTGCTTATGATGCAGATTGGGTCTTGGCGTTAGGTCGTGCAGCAAATAGTGATATTATTGAATGTGCTTTTAGAAAAAACAGAAATGGTTTTATGGGAGAGTTTTTAGTTCAAGCAGATTTTGATAAAGGATATTACAGATACAAAGATTTTGAGGATTCAAATGGCAATTAATAAAATAGATTTATATAATGAAGATCAGGTTAGAAGAGTATTAAATGGTTCTGGCATTGATATAGAGTCAGAAATGGATAATGACTTTATGATATTTTGCCCATATCATAATAATTTTAGAACCCCAGCAGGAGAAGTATCAAAGACAAGAGGAACATTCTTTTGTTTTTCCTGTCAAGAAACTAAAGATCTAGTTGAGTTAGTTATGCATTGTACAAATAGAACATATTTTGAAACAGTCAGATTTATTGCAAGTAAAGGAAAAGATACAGATATTGAACAATTTGTAAATAAGGCACTTATAGATGTTCCAGACTATGTGGCTTTTGATGAGTTAATTATTAAAAGATTAAACAATCAAGCATTAATTTCCCCTAGGGCCATGTCTTATTATGAAAGAAGAAGAATAACAAAAGACTCAGTTGTTAAGTTTAATTTAGGATATTCAGAAAAACAAGATATGGTCACTATTCCAGTTCATTCACCAGATGGTTTAGCCGTTGGTTTTGTTGGAAGATCAATTGAAGGAAAAGATTTTAAAAATACTCCAAAACTTCCAAAAGCAAAAACACTTTTTAATCTTCATAGAGTAAAAGCATCAGAAAAGGTTTATGTGGTAGAATCTTCTTTTGATGCAATTAGATTAGACCAAGTTGGATTTTCAGCAGTTGCTACTCTGGGGGCCAATGTATCAAATACACAAATAGATTTGCTTCAAAAATATTTCAATAACATTATTGTTATTGCGGATAATGATGAGGCAGGCGGAAACATGAAAGAAAGAATAGTTGAAAAACTAAAATCTCGTGTTTCCGTAATACAACTTAATACAGAATATAAAGACATAGGTGATATGGATGATAGTGCAATCAGAAATTTAGAGTTTCAGTTTGACAAATCTATATCACTTATGCTAAAATAAATATACAAAACACAAAGGAGAAAACTATGAGCGTTATTAAGGGATTAAAGAACATCAACGCCCTGCTCGACAAACCAAAATCAGATGCACCAAAAGTTCGTTGGCTTAAGTTGGCTGACGGACAATCAGTTAAAATTCGTTTTATAGAAGAACTAGATGAGGATTCTGCAAGTTACAATGCAGATCGTGGTCTTGCTCTTGTTGTAAAAGAACATGTTAATCCAAAAGACTATAAGCGTAAAGCAGTAGACACAATGGACTCAGAGGGTCGTGACTGGGCAGAAGAAATGCACAGAAAAGATCCAAAGGCTGGCTGGAGAGCACGCCTTCGTTTTTATTGCAACGTTTTAGTAGATGATGGCATTGAACCACCATATGTGGCAATTTGGTCAATGGGTGTTAGCAAGCAATCATCATTTAATACAATTCGTGAGTTTGCTTTAGAAACAGGAAGCATCTCAAATCTAACTTGGAAACTTAAGCGTAATGGACAAAGTACAGAAACTAGTTATACTATGATTCCGTCTGCTCCAGATAAAGAACCGTTTAATTGGGAAGGCGTAACACCTTACCCACTTGAAATGGCTTTACGTCGTATTCCATATGCAGAGCAAGAGAATTTTTATCTTGGCTTTGATTCGCCATCAGTAACTTCAGCAACGAATACTGATTGGTAGTATGAATTACGTAGGACTACACGTACATACACACTATTCGTTAATGGATGGTGTTGCTACACCAGAAGAATATTTAGATCGTGCCGTGAGTCTCGGTATGCCAGCATTGGCAATCACAGATCATGGCACTCTATCTGGACATCGTGAGTTCTATCGCATTGCAAAAGAAAAGGGTATAAAACCAATTCTTGGCATAGAAGGCTATATGTGTGCTGACCGCTTTGATAAAAGAGAAAGAGCGGAAAGAAAAGATCCATTAGACAATGTATATAACCATATAGTTCTTCTAGCCAAGAATAAACAAGGCTTAGAAAACCTTAATAAAATTAATGAGATTGCATGGACCGAAGGATATTTTAGAAAACCAAGGTTTGATTTTGAAACATTAGAAAAATACAAAGAAGGTATTATTGTTACCTCTGCATGCCTAAGTGGCATCGTTACAAAAGCAGTAGAACTTGAAGAATTTGCAAAAGCCAAAAAATATATTAAATGGTTTAAAGATACATTTAAGGATGATTACTATATAGAGATCATGCCACATAACCCACAACAAGTAAATATGCATTTAATGGATTTGGCAGATGAGTTTAATATAAAAATTGTTGTTACTCCAGATTGTCATCACGTAGACAAAAGTCAAAAAGAAATACAAGAATTAATGTTAATCTTAAATACTCATGCAAAGTTAGAAAGAACTGCAACATACGAAAAGTCTAAAAAGTATAACGATATGATGACAAGACTTGATTATTTGTATGGAAAAGATAGACAAATGAGTTTTAATAAATTTAATATTCATTTATTAAGTGGTGAAGAAATGTTATCAGAAATGCAAGACCAGTCATTTACAAGAACAGATATGTTTGATGCAACCATTGAGGTAATGAATAAGATAGAAGATTATGACATTAAAGAGCATTTAAATTTATTGCCAGTTCAATATCAAAATCCTGATCAAGAGTTAGCAAATCTGGCCTTTGCGGGGCTTGAAGAAAAAAGACTAAACAGTAATTGGCTTGGCAATGATATATACGAACAGAGATTAGATGAAGAATTAACAATTATTAGAGATAAAAAATTTGCTCCATACTTTTTAGTAGTAAGCAATATGATTAATTGGGCAAAAAAAGAAGGCATTAGAGTTGGCCCAGGTCGTGGATCATCTGCTGGCTCATTGCTTTGTTATTTGATTGGAATTACAGAAATTGATCCAATAGAGCATGGGCTTTTGTTCTTTCGATTTATTAATCCAGAACGTAATGATTTTCCAGATATTGACACAGACATTCAAGATTCTCGAAGAGAAGAAGTTAAAGATTATCTTGTTAGACAATATAGACACGTAGCCTCTATTGCAACATTTTTAGAATTTACTGGAAAAGGTATTGTACGTGATGTTGCACGAGTTTTAAATATTCCATTATCAGATGTTAACAAGATTTTAAAAACAGTAGATACTTGGGACGATTTTTGTAGTTCTAAATCAACCTTAGATTTTAGACAAAAATATCCAGAGGTAGAAATTTATGGGGAACAATTACGTGGTCGTATTAGAGGTACTGGAATTCATGCTGCTGGAATTGTTACCAGTAAAGAGCCAATTTTTAGATACGCTCCATTAGAAACAAGATCTTCTCCAGGATCAGAGAATCGCATTCCAGTTGTCGGTGTAGATATGGAAGAAGCAGAAAAAATTGGTTTAATTAAAATTGATGCGCTTGGATTAAAGACTTTAAGTGTTTTAGATGATACTATCAAAATGATTGAAAAAAATCATTTTATTAAAATTAATCCACTTGAAATAGACATGGAAGATGCAAATGTTTATCAAATGATTTCAGATGGGTTTACAAAAGGAATCTTTCAATGTGAAGCAACACCATACACAAATCTGCTTGTTAAAATGGGAGTAAAAAATCTTAATGAATTAGCAGCATCAAATGCTCTTGTTAGGCCAGGAGCAATGAATACTATTGGTAAAGATTACGTTGCTAGAAAACATGGAAAACAGGCTGTATCATATTTACATCAGATATTAAAACCTTATACGGAGGATACATATGGCTGCATTCTTTACCAAGAGCAAGTTATGCAAGCATGCGTACACCTTGGACAAATGTCCATGTCTGAAGCAGATAAAGTTAGAAAAATCATTGGAAAAAAGAAAGACGCCAAAGAGTTCGATATTTATAAAGAACGTTTTATTGCTGGTGCTTCTGCCTATATTACTCCTAATCAGGCTCGTGATTTATGGCATGACTTTGAGGCGCATGCGGGATACTCGTTCAACAAAAGTCATGCGGTTGCTTATTCTACGCTCTCTTATTGGACGGCGTGGTTAAAGTACTACTATCCATTAGAGTTTATGTTTGCTTTATTAAAAAATGAAAAAAATCCAGACAATAGAACAGAGTATCTTATTGAAGCAAAAAGAATTGGTATTCCTGTTAAACTGCCACACATTAATGATTCTGGCAAAGATTTTCAAATTGAGGGCAAGGGTATTAGGTTTGGTTTAACTGCAATTAAATATATATCAGATAAAATAGCAGACAAGTATATTGCTGCAAGACCATTTAAGTCTTATAAAGAAGTAGAGGATTTTACTTTTACAAAAGGCAATGGAGTTAATAGTCGTGCTTTATCAGCAATGAATGCGGTTGGATCATTAACTTTTCCAGATAATCCTCGTAATGATAATCAGATAAAAGAAAATTTATATGAATATTTAAACCTGCCAGAATTTAATATTAATATTCCTTCTCATTATCATGCTTTTGTTCAACAGGTTGATGAGTTTGAAGAAAAAGGTTCTTTTATTTTAATGGGTATGGTAAAGTCAATAAAAAGAGGAAAGGGTTGGTCACGAGTTGAAATTTTGGACAAAACTGGGAGTGTTGGTATATTTGATGAAGAAGGAACGACTATTGAGACGGGTCGTACTTACTTGGTTCTTGCTAATGACAACAGGATTATATCTTCAGTTCCTGTTGATGAAATAAAAAAATCTTCTAGTGCTCTCGTTAAATTTTTAAGTTATAGGCAGTTACCTTTTAAAGATGAAGAAATGTTTGTTGTTGCCTTTAAACCAAGAACAACTAAAGAAGGCAAAAAAATGGCTTCAATGACTTTAGCCAATACATCTAGGGAATTAAAGTCTGTGCTTGTATTTCCTACAGCATTTGCCAAAGCATATATGAATATTAAAGAGGGCAATGCGTATAAGTTTGTTTTTGGAAAGACAAAAGATGGAACTGTTATACTAGACGATGTACTTATTTAAAATATGGAAAAGGAAATAATAAAAATGACAATGACAACAGAGGATGTATTAGCACAACTTGATCCAAGAATTAGAAAAAATTTAACAAATGGAGAAGGTATTCGTGTAGAGTATCAACCAACACCAAGTCATGGACTTAACAAGGCACTAAATGGTGGCTTACCATACGGTCGTCAAGTTTTAATCTGGGGCAGTAAATCAAGCGCTAAGTCGTCCCTATGCCTACAGACAATTGCTCTTGCACAACAAGAAGGTAAGGTCTGTGCCTGGATTGATGCAGAAATGTCTTATTCTGAAGATTGGGCAAAAAGTTTAGGCGTAGATACTTCAAAATTAATCTATTCTTCTGCCAGAACTATCAATGAAATGGTTGATGTTGGAACAAATTTAATTAATGCGGGTGTTGACTTAGTTGTTGTGGATTCTATAACATCTCTTCTTCCAGCAATCTATTTTGAAAAAGATTCAAGCGAACTAAAGCAATTAGAGAACACAAAACAAATTGGAGCAGAGTCTCGTGATTTTAGCAATGCATGGAAAATGATTAACTATGCAAACAATAAAGTTAAGCCAACATTGTTTATTTTAATTTCTCAGTCTAGAAATAATATTAATGCTATGTACACTAGCCAGCAACCATCTGGTGGTCAGGCTACAAAATTTTATTCTTCCACTGTAATTAAATTATTTTCTTCAGAGTCTGACAATCAGGCTATAAAAGGAAAAATAAGTGTTGGGGATAAATTAATAGAAGAAAAACTTGGCCGTAAAGTAAGATGGGAATTACAATTTTCAAAAACATCTCCAGGCTTCCAGTCTGGAGAATATGATTTTTATTTTAGAGGGGATAAAGTAGGAATTGATACTGTTGCCGATCTAGTAGATACAGCAGAGTTAATGGGGATAGTCAATAGAACTGGCGCATGGTACATACTCCCAGATGGAACTAAAGTACAGGGTAGAGATGGTTTCATTACTAAAGTTAGAGAAGACAAAGAACTATTCTCAGATATATTAAGCAAGGTTAAAGAGTTTGGATAAAAAGTATTCCGTATATCCTGGTAAATTTTTATGCCAGACTTGCAAAGAAGAAGTAACTTCTATGAGGGTTTGGCTAGAAACTACAGAGTGTACTTGGATGTGCAGTAAAAAACATTTATCAAAAGTAATATTAGTTAAACAAACAAGTTATACAAGAAGGGGTAGGGTATAATATTATTATGCATACTTTTCCACCCCTAGACAAATTTCCAAAATATAAAAACTTAAGAGAGTCTCAAGATCATGTAGTTAATCAAGATTTTGTACCAATCATAATAAATAACATTTTTAACAATCAAGAAATTGAATATATAGCAAATTCTATTAAATCTTTTCCATTGGACAAAATTAGAGTACAAAAATGGGGAGGCCAAGGAATCCTGGATGACATAAAAATAACTAATGAAATTAAAGATAAAATTGAAAACGTAGTAACTAAACATATCGGCGAAGAAATGATACTTGAAAATTTTTCAATTGCAAGATACTCTCCAGAGTACGGGTATGAAGTGAAACTATTTCCACATTATGACACAAGACCAACAGAGATGTTTGTCTTAGACATACAATTAAAAACCAATGAAGACTGGGGTATTATTGTAGAAGGTGAGCAATATAATATAAATGATAATGATGCACTTTTGTTTTCTGGAACTCAACAAATGCATTGGAGAGAAAGAAAAAAATTATCCAAAAATTCTGAAATATACATGATGTTTTGTTGGTTAAAGCATAAAGCAGAAAAAAAATTAAACAATCAGCATGATATAATAATGAAAGAAAGAGAATCTATATTAATGCAGGAAACTAATATAAATAGTGAGGAGCGTGCAGTTTCATATGAATAAACCATTTATTTTTCATAATCAAATTTACAAGGATGTTTTTACAAAAGAAGAACTAGACTCTCTTTATTCTGTTATTGATTTGGATCAAACAGAAAATACTTCTATAGTTAGTATTTATGCTCAAAAGGCTTGGTTTATAAATCTTCCAGATAGTATAAAAAATAAAGTAATAGATTTAGCAAACACAATATATGGTCAAGGAGTTAAATTAGAAGAGATATGCTTTGCAAGATATTCAAAAGAGTATGGAGATTTTCCAGCACTAACCCCACATTATGATAATACATTTAAAGAATCTAGAGTAACGATAGACGTCCAGTTAAGAAGTAATATAGATTGGCCTATTGTTGTACAAGATAAATCATTTACATTAAAAGACAATGAGGCAATCACTTTTTCTGGAACAAATCAAATACACTGGAGAGAGTATCAAGAGTTTAATGATTCAGATTTTATTGAAATGTTATTCTGTCATTTTTCTTTAGAAGATAAAAAATTGATAACACTGGAAGATAAAGAAGAAATTGAAAAAAATATGGTTTATTATTCTAATAGATTTTCTATGAACTTAATACAAATAATAAATAACTTAAAGCAATCAATAAAAAGGTATAGCCATGAGTGAAAAAAATGAAATAAAAAGAATGAATGCAACCCCACATAAAAATTCTGGCAGAGGAAACAAAAAAGGAGATGCTACGTGGTCATCTTTTGTCATTGATATTAAAGAGGCTAAAAAATCTTTTACTCTTAATGAATCAGTTTGGGCAAAAATAACAACTGATGCTATAAAATCTGGAATTGATAAATCTCCTGCATTGGTTGTCGTGCTTGGTGATGGACCAAAAAAGACTAGACTTATTGTGGCTGAATTATCTGTTATAGAAGATTTAGTGGGTGGGGTATAATTAATTATGGATACTAACTGTGGAATTGTAAAAAATTTTTTTACTAAAGAAGAAGAAGACCAACTAAAGAAATTAGTTGAAACAAATAGATTACTTAGTCCTGGTAGTAGCAGATATGCACCAATGACAATAGAGAGTATGTCTAGAATACAAATTGAGTTTGAGGCTCCAGAAAATATAGTTAAAAAGTTAAAAGATTTAGCATTAGAATATGTTGATGATCCAGATCTTGAGTTAACTCATTATCAATATTTAGATTATTATGGCAAATATGGTAATGGAAATTCTCCTATGCTTCCGCCACATTTGGATACAGAAAATTATTATACAAAAGTTAGTATTGATTATCAAATGTCAAGTAATATAGATTGGGCTGTTGTTGTGGAGGGTCAAGAATTTTTTCTAAAAGATAATGAAGTATTAGTCTTTGAAGCAGCAGAAAGAATACATTGGAGATCTCCTATTACACTAAAAGAAAATGATAGATGCGAAGTAATCGTATTTCATTTTTCTAACAAATATGACCATAAGCCGTATGCAGAACAACAGATGGGGCAAGAAGAAAGAAAGTCTATTATTGAAAAACATAATAATATGCCTAGAATGATTAAATATAGAAAACAATTTTTTGAACAACTAGACAAACTGAAAAGAGAGACAAATGGAGCAAGAGAAAACAACGCTTGAGAGTATTAATGGTTTGGCAGAAATTGCAGAGTATATGGATGATGCCGAACTTAAAACTTCTTTAGAGATGATTGCTAAATTAATAATAAAGCCAGATATTCCAATTACTGTAGCAACTATTGAAATAGTCAGACTACAGGCTATTGCTGCAAAATTATCTCTAAGAGCAACTTGGATGGCTAACGTAGATAAAAATAACAGGGCAAAGAAAAACATATACTACACAGCAGCAGAAGCAGTTAATAATTTAGTATCTGCTCTCAAATACATAACACGCTGATAACTGATATACTTAACACTAACGAAAAGAGAGCCATGACTAAAAACTTATTACAACAGATTATGATAAAAGCAGAGAGTGTTCCAAAGCCAGCCTTTGATGTCTCTGGAATAGTTGAAAAAATTAATAGCGGATATTTAGTGGGACAAGATCCAAAATTTACTAAGAAAAAAACTTTTGCACCATCATCATTAACATATAGTGATGGCAATGGAGTTTGTCCACGATATTGGTATATTGCTTTTGAGGGGGCAACTTTTGAAACTAACAATACCGCTTCTAGTATAGCCAATATGGGCAACGGAGTTTTATCGCATAGTAGAATTCAAAAAGCAATGTTAGACTCTGGTATTGCTCGGGTATTTAAAGATAAAGAAAATAATGATACAACAGAGTTTACTGTATCAAATTCTCAACCACCAATTTTTGGCTATGGGGATTGTATGATAGTTTGGAATGATGAAGAAATTGTTGGAGAAATAAAAACAACAAATCAGGAAGCATTTGAATATAGGAAAAAAGTTGGTAAGCCTAAACTAGATCACGTAGAACAAACCTTAATATATATGAAGGTTCTTAAAAGATCTAAGGGAATTATTATTTATGAAAATAAAAATAATCACGATTTATTAATATTTCCTATTGAAGTAAATGATCATTATAGAAAATGGATCGATGATACTTTTGATTGGATGAATACCGTTCACGATGCTTGGAAAAATAAACAGTTACCAATTAAAAATTATAGAAACAATTCTAAGGTTTGTAAAAGTTGCCCAGTTAGAAAAGCATGCGACGAGGCTGGAGATGGGGTAATTAAAATATCATCTCTAGAAGAATTAAGTGAAACAATGTAGTTGGTGTAATAACGATTTTAGGCCTGCAGTAACATATCAAATTTACTGCAGTGCTAAATGTAGGGATGCTGCAACAAAAGAAAAAATTGTAGCAAGATATTCAGTTGCCAAAAGACAAAAAAGAAGAAACAAAATAAGAAAATGTGAAGGTGGATGTGGCATAACTTTATCAATTTATAATGATGATAGTTTATGTAATGCTTGCAAAATTAACAATAAAGACGTTTTTAAAGTTCTTAAAAAAATAAAAGGTATTGTCCGTGATAGCAAAAATAATTAATTTAAACAATATGCCACCTGAAAAGATTTGTGCAATTGATGCTAGCACTAATAATATTGCTTTTGCAATTTTTTATAATAAAGAAATAAAGTATATTGGAAAAATAAATTTTCAAGGCAATACAATATATGAAAAAATAGGAGATGCTTATGCTAAAACTAAAGCACTTTTTGACTTATATAAAATTGATGCGGTAGTAATTGAGCACACAGTATTTATGAACAGTCCTAAAACAGTCTCAGATTTAGCATTAATACAAGGAGGAGTTCTTGCAGCAATGTGGTCTTGCAATGTGCGGGATATGGGATCAGTTTCGCCTATTACTTGGCAAAACTATATTGGCAATAAAAGGTTTAGTAAAGAAGAAAAAATCTTAATGAGACAAAAAAATCCCAATAAATCAGAGTCTTGGTATAAAACACAAGAGCGTGAAATTAGAAAAGAAAAGACTATTAAGTTTATTAATGTTCAATATGATAAAAAAATAACAGATAACGATGTTGCAGATGCCTGCGGGATAGGTCATTGGGCTATTAATAACTGGGGAAAGTTGACAAAATAATCTATGGCTGCTAAACTATATACAAGCGAGACTTGGCTTCGTAAACGATATGTTATGGATAAAAAGTCTCCACAAGATATTGCCAAGGAGTGTGGAACTAGTGTTGAAACTATTTACGTATACCTTGCTAAATTTGAATTAAGGAAATCAAAACGATGAGGCCAGTTCCAGTGTACGAAGACGTTGATCACTTTGTTTATAATGATTTATATATGCATTCTCTTTCTGCTCCTTCTGGCATTAAAATTTTAAATAATTGTTTAGCAATTGCACAAATGTTAATTGAAAAAAATATATCTTATGGGGATTCTGCTTTAGATCCAGTAAGAATTTTTAGCAAAGCCAATCCAATAGAACAACTTCATGTAAGAATAGACGATAAATTAAGTCGTTTGATGAAGGGTACAGAGATGGTTGGAGATAATGATATTGATGATTTAATTGGATATTTAATTTTATTAAAGGTGGCTAAAGAAAAAAATGACTGATGAATCAAAAATTGTTGAGCATCTCGATCAAGTAAATAAAGTAGTTGAGGAATATCTAAAAGGAAATGATCCAACCAAAATATCTAAAGAATTAGATATTCCAAGAACCCGTGTTGTTGCTTTAATTAATGAGTGGAAAGTCATGGCTTCTGCTAACGATGCTATTCGTGCTCGTGCAAAAGAAGCAATGGCATCAATGGATGCTCATTATGGCAAATTGATTACAAAGGCATATGAAGTTATCGATGAGGCTAGTTTAACAAATAACCTTTCAGCAAAAACTCAGGCAATTAAACTTGTTGTAGATATTGAAAAATCTAGAATTGAAATGCTACAAAAAGCAGGTTTGTTAGAAAATAAAGAGTTGGCTGAAGAAATGGTTGAGATAGAAAAAAGACAGGAGGTCCTTGTTGAAATATTGAGAGATATTGCAACCGAACATCCAGAAGTTAGAGATAAAATAATGAGAAGGCTATCTGATATTGCCAAAGAAAATGAGGTGATTACGATTGTCCACGACATTCAATGATTTTCTTGAAGTATTAAAAGATAATATATTTGAAGAAAATCCAGTAGATGTAAAAACATTTGTTGAGTCAGACAAATTTTTAAATCAACCACCACTATCTGAAATTCAATACAACATTGTTGAAGCAATGAGTCAGATTTATTATAAAAAAGATTTAGAAAATTTAATGGGGACCAATGCTGGAAGTGCCCACTATAATAAATATACTAAGAATGAAATTATTTTGCAACTTGGAAAGGGAAGTGGTAAAGATTTTACTTCTACGGTTGGGTGTGCTTATTTAGTTTATAAATTATTATGCCTAAAAGATCCATCCAGATACTTTGGAAAACCAACTGGAGACGCTATTGATATTATTAACGTTGCTATAAATGCTCAACAAGCCAAGAACGTTTTTTTCAAGGGGTTTAAAACAAAAATAGAATCATCCCCTTGGTTTGCTGGCAAATTTTATGCTAAAGCAGATAGCATAGAGTTTAATAAATCAATAACAGTTTACTCTGGACATTCAGAAAGAGAATCACATGAAGGTTTAAACTTAATACTTGCAGTACTTGATGAGATTTCTGGTTTTGCATCAGAAGTTGGAACTGGAAATGAACAAGGTAAAACAGCAGAAAATATATATAAAGCATTTCGTGGCTCTGTGGATTCTCGTTTCCCAGATTTAGGTAAAGTTGCACTGCTATCTTTTCCAAGATACGTTGGAGATTTTATTTCTAAAAGATATGATGATGTCATTGCAGAAAAAGAAGTTATTGAAAAACACCACACCTTTATAATTAACCCAGCCTTACCAGAAGATAATCCAGACAATACTTTTGAAATAAGTTGGGAAGAGGATTATATCCAATCATATAAATTTCCAGGGGTATTAGCAATTAAAAAACCTACATGGGAAGTAAACCCAACAAGAAATATTGAAGACTTTAAACTATCTTTCTTTACAGACCTTGGCGATGCAATGATGCGTTTTGCATGTAAACCAACATATTCATCTGATGCATTTTTTAAACAAAGAGATAAACTAGAAAAATGTATGTCTTTAAGAAATCCAATAGACAACAATAAAAGGTTTGATTCTTCTTTTAAACCAGACCCAGATAAAACTTATTATATCCATGCCGACCTTGCACAAAAACACGACAAGTGTGCCGTAGCAATAGCACATGTTGATAAATGGGTAAGTGTTCAGGTTTTAAAAGATTATGAGCAGGTTGCCCCAGTTGTTATTGTTGATGCAGTTGCTTGGTGGGAACCAAAAGTTGAGGGTCCAGTTAATCTTAGTGATGTGAAAAACTGGATTATTAATCTTAGAAGACAAGGATTTAATATTGGAATGGTTACATTTGACCGTTGGCAATCATTTGATATTCAACAAGAACTAAAGGCTGTCGGAATTAGAACTGATACTGTTTCTGTTGCGAAAAAACACTATGAAGATTTTGCTATGCTGGTTTATGAAGAAAGAGTTGCAATGCCACTGATCCCACTTTTACTAGAAGAGATGGGTGAACTTAAGATAATTAATGATAAAAAAGTAGACCATCCCCGCAAAAAATCTAAGGACTTAGCAGATGCGGTTTGTGGTGCAGTATTTGGGGCTATTAGTTTTACCCCAAAAAATATGAATCAAGAAATTGAGGTTCACACATTTAAAGATAGGCCAAAGCGAGTTGACGACCTACCTGAGAACGTGATACAATATAAGCCTATCCCTGATGATGTAAAAGATTATCTAGATAGATTTAAACTAATATAAAAGAAAATAAAGGAGAAAAATGAATTCATTTAAGAAGACCGCTTTAGTTGTGGCTGCAGCCTTGACTATGAGCACAATGGTGTCAGTTGTTCCAGCAAATGCTGCTACAACCCTAACTGTCGGTGGTTCTGCTGCTACTGGTGGCACAACTGCTGCAGCACCAGTTTCACTACCAGTTCCAGATAGCAATAATGTTTTGGCTGCTAACGCACTAAAAATTGCGGTTGATAGCCTTACTGCAAATACAGTTGTAACTGCTGTTGCTACTAATGGTAAGATTTTGACAACAATTGGAACAACATCTGCTCCAGTTGCTGCATCATCTGGATCAACATCTGTGTCTTATAACACAGGTTCTGGTAATACTGCAGACTTTTTTGTTTTCACTACAGGAGTTGCTGACGGAACAGTCGCAGTAACTGTTGGTGGAACAACAACTACATTTTATTTCAAGGGTACTGCTGGTGCAATTAATACAATTGCTCTTACTAGTGCAGACTCTGCTGCTGCTGGTTCAGTACAAAAGGTAACTCTTTCTGCTGCTGATATTTTTGGTAATGCAAAGGGTGGAGCATCTATTTCACTACAAGTTGTAACTTCTTCAGGAACAACAACTACTGCGTATACAACCGATACAGCAACAACAACTACTACAACAATTGGCACAAAGGTAGTAGATGTAACAATGCCAGCATCTGGTGTTGTAACTCTTATTGCAACAGCAACAACTGCTGCTGC